CCTTCCGCCGATATCCCCCGAACCGCCCACAAAAACGGCCCAACGAAAGGCAAGCTCATGAATCCAGAGGCAAACGAAAGCAAACGGCACGATCGCGACCCGGTCGCGCTGGGCGCTCTGCGAGAGGCTGTGGAGCTGGTCGGGCTCGACTCGAATCAAGTGCTGCATGACGGGGCACGGCTCGAGCTTCGCAGCGAAAACCCGCGGCGCGCGGTGCTGGTCGTCTCGGTGCTGCTCACTGCCGATCAGACCGCGATGGTTCTCGGACGGCTGACGACGTGACCGGCCGCGCGTACGGCCCGCACCGGCCGGAGGACGTGCCCCCCGGCGTAATCGTCCTGGCCGTTGGCCGCTGGTGGAATGACGGGCTCAACCGCGGCGAACGCGTCGTCCCGTACCCCGCGCAGCTCGCCGCGCAGCGTGAGCAGATCAACGCTCGAGCGCACCGGGACGGGCTGTGACCGCGCGACGGGCCGCGCTCGAGGGTGCCGCTACCGGGCTGTGTCTGCTCGGGCTGATCGTCGTCGGCGCGTTCCTGCTCGAGCGGTGGTTTCGGTGAAGCCCGGCGAGCAACACGACTGCCGACTCTGCCGCTACTGCCGGGCCGCGGGGCTGACGCTCACCGACTGGCAACACGCATACGCGAAGAACCTCATCAACGCAGTGAAGGGATCGAGCAAGTGAGCGACGACCTGAAGATCGGGCACTGGAATGTGTTCGCGGCCAACCCGGAGAAGGGCACCGCGGCACGGGCGATGGTGGCGACCGACTGCGATTCGTTCGGGGTCAATGAGGGGAACCGCATGGTCGAGCTGTTCCGCGCGATGACCCGCTACCGGGTGACCGTGTCCCCTGGCACCGGCCGCGACCGGGAGACCCCGATCCTGACCCGGCGCGCACTGCCGACGTTCGGATCGATGGCGCTCCGGCTGTGCGACCCGGCCGAACCTGACAAGTGGGCTCCGGCCCGCTGGGGCACGGTCGCGCTGTTCGAGCACCCGGCCGGGCGAATCGCTCACGTCAACGTGCACCTGAACGCGGTCGTCACCGACGTGCCCCCGTCCCTGCCGCGGGTGCGCCAGTACGCGGCGAGCACGGAGGCACTGGGCGAGATGGTGCGGTTCCTCGAGCGGCTCGGGTTCGTCCCGGTCGTGACCGGCGACGTGAACATGACCGTTGCCGCGGCGCGCTCGCACTCGTGGTCGGCTCATCAGGTTCTCGAGGGCCGCGGGCTACAGGTCCGCACGCGCGGGGTCGAGCTGGTCGCGTGGCCCGACGACCGACTGAAGCTCACCGACTGGGACGTGACCGAACCCGGCAACGGCTCGAATCACCCGATGATCGTGACCACATTCAAGGCACGCCGATGAGCGACCGACTGACGCCCGCGGTTTGCACCGACCCGACGTGCACGATCCGACGTCGGCCCGGATTCCCGATGCATGGCCCGCATGACTTCCGCGCGGCACGCCCGGCCCCGGAGCCCGATCGCGCGGAGCTGCTCGCGGAGCTTGAGGCGCTCGAGGCTGAGCGCGATTGTCTGGTGCTCGAGATCGACCGGCTCCGATCGGAGCTGGACTCATGAGCGAGGATCCGGCGCTGTTCTCCGCGCCGGTCGTCCCGAACCCGCTGCTCGAGGCGGTCAACGAAACGATCGCGCAGCTCCGGGAGCTGGGGCTCGTGAAGCCGACCGACGCGGGCCGGGTCGCCCTGGCGCGTCAGCTCGCAAAGGTGCTCGAGATCAAGGAGCGGTCGGGCCGGGTCTCGACCTACTCGAACGATGCGCGGGTGCTCATGGAGCTGCTCGAGGGATTCGCCGCGGAGGCGAGCGAGGGAGATCAGGCGTTGCGGGTCGCTATGGACGCATGGAGCAAGTACCTCGAGACCGGCGTCATGCCGGAGCCGGAGACCTCGAGCGAGGCCCCGGCGTGATCGAGACCGTCGAACCAAAGTTCCACACTCCACGCAACCACGACCGGCCGACGCTGGGCACCCGTCAAGGCGTCTGGGGAAACATCTGGTTGCGCCGCAAGTGGATGCCCTGGCAACAGCGCGCGGCCGACGTCGCGGGCGAGCTGCTCCCCGACGGCACTCCGGCCTATGGGCTGGTGGTCGGCACCCTGCAACGGCAGTCCGGGAAGTCTGACCTTGAGATGGTTCAGACCGGCGAGCGCTGTTTCACGGTGCCCGGCTATCGGGCTTGGTACACCGCGCAGACCGGTGGCGACGCTCGAGATCAGTTCCTCAAGTTCGATGAGGATGTGATCCGGCGCGAGGGAGGAACCCCGCTCGCGGGCGTGGTCCGCACGTTGCGCGGCAACGGCCATGAGCTGATGAAGTTCCCGAACGGCTCACAGATCCGGCCGCACCCTCCGACGGAGGCGGCGCTCCACGGCAAGCAGTCCGACCGCAACGGCATCGATGAGGCGTGGGCGTTCTCCAAGGAGCAAGGCGCGGCGCTCATGCAGGCGATCTCCCCGACGCAGCTCACCCGGCCCTATGCGCAAACGTTCATCTGGTCGGCCGGTGGCACCGCTACATCCGACTGGCTCGCGGAGCTGGTGGCCCGTGGCCGGGCCGGTGACCCCGGAATCTGCTACGTCGAATACGGCATCCCCGATGACCTCGACGTGAACGACCTCGACGCGGTCGCCCGGTATCACCCGGCGTACGGCTACACGGTCTCCACGGCATCGATCGCGAAGCTCCGAACCAACATCCCCGATGACGGGGAGTTCGCTCGAGCGGCCGGGAACCGGTGGACGGAGATCATTGGCGGCGCGATCCCCGCACCGCTGTGGGAGTCGGTGCGCGAGCCCGACCCGATCCCCGACGATGCGCCGGTCGGCTATGGCGTGTCCCGCGCGGAGGATGGCTCACAGGTGGTGATCGCGGTCGCCGCGGAGCTGCCCGACGGGTCGATCGTGGTCGAGATCCTCGAGGTTCTCCCGACCGGCTACGGGGCCGCGGCGCACGTCCTGGGCTGGGCCGGTGGCGACACGATCGCGGTTGCGGCCGGTGGCGCTGACGCGGGTCTCGCTGATGAGCTGCTCCGGCTCCGGCCCGGCGCGGCTGAGAAAACGGGTCTGCTCCGGCTCACCACAACCCAATCCGGGGCCGGGGTCACGACCCTGCTCGACGCGCTGCCCGCCCGGGCGTACCGGTTCCGGCGTCACCCGGCCCTCGACGCCGCGGTCAAGGTCGCCGCGACCCGCACGCAAGGCGATGGCGGCAAGGCATGGGCGCATGCGACCGGGGGCGCACCGATCGCACCGGTTCGCGCGGCCACGATGGCGGCATGGGCGGTCACTCACCGGGTGCGACAGATCGCGGCCCCGACCGTTCGGGTTCCTGGCGAACGGGCGTCGGCATGATCCGGCTCGACAGGTCGGCTGAGACCCTGCTCGCGGTCTGTGACTGTGGCGCGCGCAGCGACCTTGTGACCAAACACGACGCGTGGATCGTTGACGCGTGGTCGGTCGAGCACGCCCGCGCGCATGAGGCGTCCCGGTCACGCGATCGAGCGGTTGCCGCGTCCACGACCCGGATCCGGCGACACGCCGACGGCGCGAGGGTTGAACGGAAAACGTAACCAATCGGGGGGAGGGTTCTGCTCGTGAGGAACCCACTACGTATCGCCCCCCGGATCCCGGTCGATGTGCAAGCGGCGTACGCGGGAGTTCCCTCCTACGCGGCCCCCGACCGGGATCCCGGTCACTACCCGATCGCGACCCCCTGGGGCTCCTCCGACCTCGAGCGGTGGGCGTTCGCCGACGCGCTCGGGCTCACGGAGGAGAACCTCCCGGTCGGCCGGGCCGCAGCGATGCGGCTCCCGGCCGTGGCCCGCGGCCGGAACATGATCGTTTCGGCCCTGTCGGCGCTGCCGCTGGTCGATCCCGCGGCCCCCGACGCAACCCCGGCATGGCTGTACTCGACCGGCGACGGCTCGAGCCCACAGCTCCGCACCGCGTGCACGGTCGATGACCTGATCTTTCACGGCTGGTCGTGCTGGTGGCGCGACAATGGAGCCGACGGCAAGCCGCTCCGGGCGTCGCGGATCGACTATGACGAGTGGGAGGTAGACGCCGACAACTACGTGACCGTGAACGGTGGCCGCGTCGGCGCAACAGACGTCATCGTGATCCCCGGTCTCCATGAGGGGATCCTCAACTTCGGTGGCGACGTCATCCGGGATGCGACGTCGCTCTATGCGATGGTGCGGAAGCGGTTGCAGAACCCGACCCCGGAGCTGAACCTCGCGCAGACCGACGGCCCCCCGCTCACCGACACGCAGATCGACGCCCTGATCGACCGGTGGGCTATCGCCCGCAAGGGTGGCAACGGTGGTGTCGGGTTCACGTCGATCGGGCTCAAGCTCGAGGAGCTGGGCGCGGGTGGCGAACAGCTCATGATCGACGCCCGCAACGCGGCTGCCGTCGATCTGGCGCGACTGGTGGGCGTGCACGCCGGGATGGTCGATGCGACCGCGCCGAAAGCCTCGCTCAACTATGAGACGCAGACCGGCCGCAATCAGGAGTTCGTTGACTTCGATCTCGCGGTCTACATGACCCCGATCACGGCCCGGCTCTCGCTCGATGACACGACCGCGCACGGTCGCCGGGTCGCGTTCGACACCACCGACCTGACCGGCCCGACCCCGTCCCCCACCGGCCCGAACCTGAAGGACTGAGCATGAGGATCACAGCGTCCGCTGTCACCCGCTCCCTGTCGATCTCGGTCGGCTCGGTCACCGCGTCCACGACGTCGCGCACGCTGGGCGGTGTCGTCGTGCGCTACGGCGTACACGGGCGCACGTCGGCCGGTCGGCTCCGGGTTCGCCCTGGCGCGCTCCGCTTCCCGGAGAACCTGACTGACGTCAAGCTCACCCGTGAGCATGAGCGCGACAACTCCCGCGGCCATCTGGTGATGGTGAGCGACGACCCGACGCAGCTCCGCGCATCCCTCAGGGTCTCCGACGGCCCGGAGGGTGACGACGCACTCAGGGAGGCAAAGGACCGCACCCGCGACGGGCTCTCCTTCGATGTGGTGGACGCCACGATCGAGGGTGACGAGATCACCGATGCCCTGGTCATCGCGATCGGTCAGGTCGGGATCCCGGCCTATGACGACGGCCGGATCGATTCAATCGCAGCCGCAGCAACCAACCCACAAGAAAGGTCCGACATGACGCCGGAGCAGATTGCACGACTCGAGGCGCTCCGCGCGCTTGAGACCCTGACGCAGAGCGAGGCCCTCGAGCTGATCGAGCTGGTCGCCGCGGAGCAGAACAGCGACGGGGAGACCCCCCCGGCTGAGGAGGAGACCCCCCCGGCCGCGACCGCAGCGGTCGCCGCGTCGGCCACGATCCCCTCCGGCGTGCCCCGGCCCCGTCGTGGTGCCGCAGCCGTGACCGCTGGTGCCGCTCGCACGCAGCCCCGCGGGCTGGACGTGTTCATCGACACGATCGTGACCGCGCTCCGGCCCGGTGGCGGTGGCGGCGAGGCGATCACCGCGGCCCTGACCGACGTGACCAACACGGCCAACCCGGCCGTGTCGGCTCCGGGCTGGTCCGATGAGCTGTGGTCGGGGGTCGCCTATGAGCCGATCTTCACGCCGCTGCTCAACTCCGGCCCCCTGACCAACTGGGAGGGCAAGGGCTGGCGTTGGGTCGTCAAGCCCGCGATCGCGGACTACGCCGGTGACAAGGCGGCGATCCCGTCGAACGTCATCAGCACGGAGCCCTCTGCCTATGAGGCTGCCCGGCTCGCGGTCGGCCACGACATCGACCGGAAGTTCTATGACTTCCCCGACGCCGGGTTCCTTCGCAGCTACGTGCAGGCGGTGGGCGAGTCAACCAAGATGGAATTGGATGACAAGGTGGAGGCGTTCATCGTCGCCAACGCGGTTGCCGTGGCCGGTGCCGCGACGACGTCGCTCCTCAAGGCTGCCGCACGGGTCGCCAACCGCGTCACCCGCGCCCGGCTCGGGCGTGCGACCTTCATCATGGTCAACGAGGACGACCACGAGAACCTGATGGACGTCACGGAGGCCGACGTTCCCGCGTTCCTCGAGCTGTTCGGCATCAGCCCGAACAACTTCGTACCCTCCGCGTCGGTGGCCGCTGGGACGGTGATCGGTGGTGTCAAGAATGCCGCGACGCTCCGCACCCTGCCCGGCTCCTCCCCGATCCGGGTGTCCGCGCAGCACCTGGCGAACGGTGGCATCGATGAGGCGTTCTTCGCCTATTGGGCGATCGAGGAGCACCACCCGGCCGCGATCCTCAAGACGACGTTTGCCTGAGTCATGCCCCTGACTCTGCCTTTCGATGGCTCCCCGGACCTGCCGTTGGTCGGTCCGGGGGGTCTCGAGCTGCTCAAAGCACAGCTCCACATCGCGGAGGATGACCTCACCGACGACGAAACGCTTGACACCATCGTCGCCGCGGTCGCAACGGTGATCCGTACCCTGCCGGTGGCCGGGGATGCGTCCGCTCCGGCCGCGGATCCGATGGTGCTGCTCGAGGAGTGGCCCGACTACATCACCTACGGGGCGACACTGCTCGGGGCGCGGCTGTTCCGACGTCGCAACAGCCCGGCCGGGGTTGAGGCGTTCGGGGAGTTCGGCCCCGTCTATGTCCAGCGCAACGACCCCGACATTGCGATGATGCTCCGGCTCGGCTCCTGGGCACGGCCGGGGGTCGGCTGATGGCCGTCCCGGTGATCTCCTTCGCCGCGGTCGATGAGCTGGTGACCGCACTCAAGGCCGGTGGTGTCCGATCGTGCTCGACCAACCCCGCGGAGTTGAATCTCCCCGGTGTGTTGGTCGAGCTGGCGGGCGTCAGTTTCGAGCTGCTCGACGGCGCGATCCTGACCACCCGCGTGACCCTGATCGCACCATCGGTCGGCATCACTCAGGTTCACGCGCTCCTGGCAGAGATGCTCTCTCAGGTGGCCGCGGTGATCGACCCCGATGACGGGACGGTCACGGCCACGACCCGCGCGCTGGGCGAGCAGTCAACCCCGATGCCCGCGCTACAGCTCACACACTCAATCCCGATCAACCCCGAAAGCGAGTGACCCGTCATGGCGATCCAAAGCTATAAGCCCGGCCCCGGCACCCTGAAGCTCGGGGTTGCCCCGCTCGACGTGTCCTGTCAGGTCACTGACATGGCGGTCGAGCCGTCCGAGAACGTCAAAACCTCCGACCCGCTGCCCGTGCTGTGCGGCGAGGAGCTGACCGGCGACGATGAGGCGTCGGTCACCTTCCGGCTCAAGGGCAATCTGTTGCAGGATCTCGCCGCGGCCGGGGTCATCGACTTCTCGTGGACCAACTCCGGCGACGAGATCCCGTTCGAGTTCGTGCCGTCAACGGCCCTGGCCCGCGAGGTCACGGGCACGGTGCGGGTCGTGCCGCTCAAGATCGGTGGCCCGGTCAAGCAGCGTGCGACCTCCGATCTCGACTGGGCGTGCATCGGTACGCCCGTGTTCGGTGCCGTGGTCTGACCGCAAGATCTCCCGTTTTACAGCTGAGCCGGCCCCACCGAAACAGGAAGATTTCTCCTGTTTCAGACCCGATGAAAGGTAAGCGCATGAGCGACGAACAGCAGCTCCCGACGGACCCGACTCCCCCGGAGGAGACCGCTCCCCCCTCGACCCCGGAGCCGACCGCAGCCGACGCGACCGGCTGGGCCGCGTACGACGAGACCCTGAAGCGGTTCGTCGGCCCCGTGGTCGAGAAGAAGCCGACCGCAGCCGACCTGAAGAAGCTCGGACCGTCGTCCCACAAGATCACGGCCCGCAAGGTCTGACCCCGTGGCGACCCCCGATGAGCTGGTCAACGGGCTCGAGGATGCGGCCAAACGTGCCCGCGACCTCAAGACACCGCTGACACAGCTCGGGGGGTTGCTGCTCACAGACGCAGCCCCGCGGTCGCCCCGATCCACCGGTCTCCTTGCCGGGTCGGTGGTGGCGCGTGCGACCGCGGGGTTGCTTTCACTCTCCTCCCCGGTGCGGTACTTCCGACCGGTGCACAACGGCAGGAAGCGCCGCGGCCGGGTCGCGGCCCGGCCCTGGCTGGCAGACACCCTCAAGGCAAACGAACGGCAAGCAACCCAACTGCTCGAGGCGCACGTTCTCGAGCCAATCGAAAGGCTGTAACTCATGGCAAGGATGAAGCGACTCACCTACTCGGTATGGACGCGCACCGACGTCGATGCGCCCGATGAGCAGGAAACGCGGGTCGAGATCGAGTGGGCCGATCAGCTCCGCGGGGAACTCGAGGCAGGCAAGTACGGGATCGACATGTCGGCATCGCTGAACATGACCACGGTATGGGTCTGGTGCGCGATGACCCGGCTCAAGCTGACGTCGCTGGGCTACCCCGCGTGGAAAGCCGGGGAGCTGGTCGGGCTCGAGAAGGTCAGGGATCCCGCGCCCGGTGAGATGGCCCCCGATGACGTTGTCCCTCCTACGGAGGAGCGGTCCGACTCTGCTTCGGTCTCGCTCTCGCCTACCCCGGAACTCCCCTCGAGTGGTGGCTCAACGCAGACGAACGAATGATCGCAACAGCCCTGGCCGTGATGGACGAAAGGAACCCTGACGATGGCGACGACGTCAACGATTGACCTTGCTGTCGATGCGGCACGGGCTGTGTCCGGTTTCGATGACGGTGCGGAGGCTGCTCGAGGGTTCGCGTCCGACGTCAAAAAGGCTGCCGCGACGGCCGACGACGCCGGGGGCAAGTTCGACGGGATGGCCGACGGTGCCGACGGGCTCGCGGACAAGTCATCCAAAGCGACCGGCGCTCTCGGGGCGCTCGCGTCGGGTCTGACCCTGGTCGGGCTCGAGGAGCACGCCGCGGCGCTCGAGGCTGCCGCGATGGCGACCGACTTCTTCTCCGGTGTCGGTGACGCTCTGTCGCTGGTCATGGAGATCGGCGCGGTCGCGAAAGCAAAGGACACCGCTATGGCGATCGCGCACGCGACCGCTACCGGTGTGCAGACCGCAGCGACCACGGTCGCCACGACCGCGCAAGGCGCATTTAATGCCGTAATGGCTCTTAATCCAATAGCCTTAGTAGTCATTGCTGTGGTCGCCCTGGTGGCCGGATTCATCCTCCTTTACAACAAAAGCGAGACCGTGCGCAACGCGGTGGCCGCGGTCGGTGAGGTCGGGAAACAGGCGCTCGGGTTCGTCGTGGACAAGGTCAAGGACGTCGTCGGTTGGGTCAAGGACGACCTGATCCCGGCGTGGAACGACTTCCGCGAGCGGGTCGCCGCGGTCGCGTCCGCGGTGGCCGACCGGATCGGCGCGCTCAAGGATGCTGTGGTCGAGCGCTTCGAGGCGATCCGCGACCGGGGTCGGGAGATCTGGGAGCTGATCGCGGACAAGGTCTCCGACGTGCGCGAGGCGATCACGGAGCGGGTTCAGGCGCTCCGCGAGGCGGTCGCGGAGAAGTTCGACGCGATCAAGGAGAAGGGCCGGGAGGTCTGGGAGCAGATCCAAGAGAAGGTGGCCGACGTGCGCGAGGGGATCGCGTCCGCGATCGACGGGCTCCGGGAGACCGTGACCGGCTACTTCGAGCGCATGTTTGCCCCGATCCAAGCGGCCATTGACAAGGTTCAGGAGCTGATTGCGCTCAAGGACAAGCTGCCGTTCGTGGGCGGTGGCAACTCCCGTGTCGCGGCGACCACGACCACGGGCAGTGACGACGCTGACGCGCTGTTCGAGGACCGCAACGGGCGCACCGGGGCCGCTGGTCGGACCACGGTCGTGAACGTGACCATCAATCAGACCGTCGGGGATCCGGTGCGCGCCGCGCGTGAGATCCGGTCCCTGCTCGAGCGCGCCGATCGGATCACCGGATGACGAACACGCCCTACACCGCTCACCTACGCGTCGGCGCTCACTCCTGGGACGTCGATTCTGACGACCCCGCGGACTACGGCCCGACGTCCGACCTCCGGTTCTCCTGGCAGGCACGACAGGACGACGGGTGGCCGACGCAGCACGACCCGACGATTCTCACGTTCGGTGTCGTGGTCGCGGCCGGGGAGGACTTTGACGACGTCGATCAGGGCACGACGGTGCACTTCACGTTCACACCCGACGGCTACGCGGCACCGCTGGTCACCTTCGGGGGCACTGTGCGCGATCTCGTGGCCCGGCCCCACAGTCTGGGGATGGTCTATGAGATCACCGCGGTCGATCACCTGCAGAAGCTCCAAGAGGACTACACGATCTCGGCGTTCATGGCGAACGGCGAATCGACCGACCTCATGTGGCCCCGGCTGCTACAGGACGCGGGCGGCGCTGGACTGGGAACCGGGATCCGTCCCGCCATGCCTGACCCGCTCTCTGGTGACGTCAAGCCACTGACCGGGTTCGGTGGATTCTGGGGTGCCGCGTTCTCGTTCGAGGAGGAGCCCGCGTGGAACGTGTTCACCGGGATCTCTGCCGCGTCGCCGCTCAAGGCGGGCGCGACTCCGCTCTATCAGCGACTGGTGTTCACGTATCAGCTCGACGGTGCGGGCGATCTCGACGCCGCGCACCCGTTCGAGGGGACGTGGTTGCCGCAAGGCATCGGCAACGCGCCGCAAGAGCTGGTTGACGGTCCCGACGGCTGGACCGTCGGCGGTGGCAATGTCGATGGCTGCCTGATGCCGACCGATGGCACGGAGTGGAGTCGCCCGCGGATCGAACCGAACGTCGTCATTAACGACGACTTCGGCACGACCTGGGAGCGCGCCCACACCGGCCCCGACATCGTCCGACACATGACCAACACGCCCCCGTTCCTGGGCACTTTCACAGACGGGATCTGGGTGACGTCAGGTGTCGAGACGGCCGATCAGTGGTCGAGCGAGCTCGAGGTAGTCGCGAGCGAGGATCCCGACACGGTCGCGGGCTGGTTCACCCTGCCGTCGGCCCTGCGGGTTGCGGTCGCCGCGTACTCGATCGACTCCCGGCACACTCCCTCCGGCCGCACGGAGGCGGTCGGGATGCTCGGCGCCGCTTCGCTGAGCATTCGGCCCGGTGGCTCCTGGCGCGTCGGGTTCCATCTCCGCCGCACCCTGCCCGACTACTCCGGCGCAAGCACTGGCGGTTGGAGCATGGCCCCCGACGCGCTCACCTATGCCGACGTCGCCGCAGACCACCCGACGCTGACCTACGCCGACATAGACCCCGCACTCACCTACCGCGACCTGACATTCCTCTAGGGGGAACCTGATGACGACCAACACGCCGAACCTTGCCTTGCCCTACCCCGACCCGACCGACACGTTGCAGACCGTCGATGACTCGATCAAGGCGCTCGCGCTCGCGCTCGACGGGTCACCCGGCACCGCGGCTGCAACGACCAACGCGGGCACGGTGACCGGAAGCGGCACGATCTACCGCGGCCCCCGATTGGCGATCGGATCAGTGGATTACACGATGCCCGCTGGTGGTCTCGCCGCGGGTGGCGTCATCGCCACAGTCCCGGCTGGTTACCGGCCCCCCGCAACGTTTCACTTCCCCTTGCACACCACCGGGGGCCCCGCGATCGCGCACCTGTGCCGCGCTACCGCAGCGGGCAACATCGAAACCGTCAACGCGCTCGCCGGGTCTCTGCGAATCATCGGCTCCCCGGTCTGGCCGCGATGACGGAGGCGCTCGAGTCGCTCGGGATAGCGGCCGGTGCGGTGTTGGCCGTCTGTGCGGTGCTAGGTCTGGTGGGCCGGTGGGTGGCCCGTCGGGTGTTCCTGCCGTGGCTTAACGAGACCTTGATAGAGCCGCTCGAGGCGACCCGGCATCAGGTCACCGTGAACAACCACGAGTCAGAGACCCCGACGGTTCCCGACATGCTCCACACGCTCTCGGATCAGGTCACGGCGATGGATACGACGTTCGCCGGGCACCTGGGCGAGTCGGCCGCAGCGTGGGGCCACTTTGAACGACGTCTACGCGCACTCGAGCGCGCTGAGAGAGAGAGGCATAAGTCATGACCCGATTCACGCGCTCCGATTGGGGCGCGTCCCCCGGAGACCCCGGCCCCGGCCGACTCGACCCGCGTCAGGTGCGCGGCATCGCCCTGCACTGGCCCGCGATGACACGCCCGCTCCGCGACGTCGAACAGATCAAAGCCACCATGCGCGCGTGGCAGATCCTCCACATGGAGGACCGCGGCTGGTCCGACTTCGCCTATCAGGAAGCGATCGATCAGCACGGGAACGTCTACGTCGGCCGCGGTCTCCGTGTCCAGTCCGGCGCGAACGGTGACGAGACCACGAATGAGCGCTACGGAGCGCTGTTGCTGATCCTGGCACCGGGCGAGGAGCCAACCCCGGAGATGGTCAAGGCGGTCAAGCGCCGCATCCGGCGTCACCGCGAGCTGTTCCCCCGCTCGAGGGAGATCGTCGGGCATGGCGACATTCGCCCCGGTGGCACGGAGTGCCCCGGCCCGGCCGTGCGCAAGCTGATCCGGTCGGGGGTGCTCTCGTGACCGATCTCCGCATGGTCATCGGTGGACTCATTGCCGTGCTGGTGCTCGCGGTGTCCCTGATCGGCTATCTCGCCGCAACAGGGGGCACCATCCCCGACGTGTTGCAGAACGTCGCGGTCGGCGCTCTCACGGCCCTGGCTGGCGTGCTGGTCCGACCCCGCGACACGCCTACCCCCGATTAGGTAGGCAATCCGGCACTGACAATGTAGTGTTGTCACTTCAAGGCACCCCCGGCAAGGGGGGGGCCGCGAAGGAAAGGCATCACCATGCGAAAGACACTCAATAGCACCGCGGCCGGGCTCGCCCTGGCCGGAGCCTTGTTCACGTCGATGACCGGGGAGACCCCGGAGCCCGACCCGGTTCAGATCATCGGCACGCCCACAGCGGTGCACGAATCGAACCCCGTCGAACCGGTGGTGCCGACTGAGTCATCGGCCCCGGCAAGCCCGGTCATCGATACGCCGAACCCCGTATGCGACACGCTCGCACTCGACCGGTCGCGGCTCCGGGTCGCCCGGCTCCGCGCCGTGATCGCACGGCTCCGCGCAGAGCGTGGCACCCGATGAACGCCTATCGGTACGGCACCGGGGAGCCCGTCGCGCACGCCGATCACAACTGGGAGCAGTGGCACGCCTACCTCGAGGAGCCCGACGCGTCACCCTCCTGGGTAGGTGCTGACGCGTCAGGGATCTGCTGTCACACCTGCCGACTGATCGTGGTCGATAGCGGGGTTGTCGAGACCCTCGAGCTGGTGTGCACGATCGGCACCTGCCCGGAGATCGCGGAACCGGCTCACAGCCCGTGTTGTTCCTCGCACGGTCGCGCGCTCTGCTGTGAGCACTACGGGCGTACTCACTTCTGTGTAGGCGCGTGCTCGCCCGACTCGCACGCTGACGCGGCGATGGCCGCGGCATGTGCTCGTGAGCTGTCGCGATCTGGGGGCCGACGATGATCTTCTACGGCCCGGAGCCCCGCTCCGATCTGTCCGTCGATTCACCGACAACAGGTGGTTGTCGGGCTGAGTCGTGGGACGGTGCGGCGCGGACCGTGGCTGAGCACATCGCTGAGGAGCGGCTCGAGCGGGGGCCGGGCGATGGCTGAGCAACGGCGCTATGAGTGCCCGGAGATCGCGGCATTCCTCAAGCGCATGGCGCGGGCGATGGTGCGCCGCGCTGCTGAGGGTGACCTCGAGGCGCTGTCAGCGTTGCAGGAGTCGCGCGACGCGATCGACGTCGCGATGACCGACGCAGCTCGAGCACTCCACGATGACTTCCTCTATTCGTGGACGCAGATCGGCACGGAACTCCACATCTCGCGGCAAGCAGCACGGCAAAGGTTCGGCCATTGAACCCGCCCGGACACTGGGCGCGGCGCAGACGGACCCGGCGCGACGGCAAGCCATACGAACCGAACCATTGGCACGCGCTGCTAATGGAGACCTACACCGCAGCCGCTTGGCACTGGTGGCAACAGTGCGAAGCGGTCGCGATGGGCTATGAGACGGAGGAGCGAGAGTTCGCTCTCGAGCATCCCCGGCCGACCCTGAAAGACTTCATGCAACAGCTATCTCGGGAGTGGACTGAAGATGAGGACGTCGCCGCGTGAAGCGGCCACCTGAACCCGTCGGGGTCGCCCTCCTGCACATTCTGAGTGTGCTCGAGGATCTGGCAGACCCGTTGACCACCTGTGACGCGTGCGGCTGCCTATGCCGACCGTCCGAACATTGCCCCGGCTGTCGAGCTGTATTGGAGGGGGCCGCGTGAGTCTCGAGGCTATGGCGATCGTGCTACATCACTCACGGGCTCGAGGGTCCGCAAAGGTGATCCTGCTCGGCATCGCGAACCATGCCGGTGACGGAGGGTCGTGGCCGACCGTCCGCACCCTGGCGAAGTATGCGAATTGCGACCGCTCGACCGTGCAACGCGCGATCACGCGGCTCCGGTCGCTGGGCGAGATACACGTAGACGTGCAAGGCGGTGGCACGGTCGATTACGACGATGAGCTACGCCCGAACCGGTACGACATTCTCCTTGAGTGCCCGGCCACCTGTGACCGCACGATGCACCACCGGACACCCGGTGACGCGATCATCCACACCCTGTGGAAAAACCCCGCCGCAGTAGCGCGGCCCGGTAGGGGGGGGGCCGCAGTAGCGCGGCCGGGGGGGGGCCGCACTGACGCGGCCCAAACCAACCCACTACTAACCCCCACACAAGGAAGTGCCTTACCTACAGGACACGCGCGCGATACGACACCGCCTTGCAAGATCTGTTCGCAGTCGCTGAATCGCTGCCGTGAGCAGGATGCTCGCGTGCCCGTCGATCAGCGCCACGAGTACGACCCGGCGACGCGATGAGCGCCGCATGTGATCTCTGTCGTCTGCTACTCGCGGCAGAGGCGGCGCGGATACTCGATGACGCACCGGGGGTCATGGCGATCCACCTTGCATCACCCCCGGCACCCGGCCCGCGGTGCGCGCGTCATGAGTAGCTGGGGCGGTCGCAAGGTCCGTCGGCTGCTGCTGCTGGTCCTGGCACACAAGGGCACCACCTGTCACCTGTGTGGGCTCGAGGGTGCCAACAGTCCCGACCACGACCCCCCGAGATCCGTGCTGCTAGCTCGAGGAGTCCCGAACCCCGACGCACTCGAGTATCTGTGGCCCTCACACCTTGGGTGCAACATCCTTCGCAACAACCGGCCGATCACAGACCAACTACGCAGCGAATGCCGCACGGCCCGACGCGCCGCGCTCGGGCTCGAGGAGCTTCACGACACGCTGTCACCGCGCTTCTCGCGCTCGCGGCCCGTGTTTTTTGAGAACATGCCACCCACCGCGGAAGG